TACATTACTTCTTAAAGTTCCAAAACCAAATGCAGTATGACAAGAACCTGTCGTATTTGCCTCTAACGAAGTTCTACCAACAGCAGTATTTCTTTGACCACTTGTATTAGCTGTCATAGAACAAGAGCCAATTGCAGTATTATGAGCACCACTTAATGAACCATCATCTAATGCCTTGTCTCCTAACGCAACATTTTCTGTACCTGTTGGATAGTTACCATCTAGTTTTACTGTACCACCGTCAACGACCAATGCACCTGTAAGAGTTAATCCTCCACCTGGAGCTAAGCTTACACCTGAAGGTACAACAACCGTGTCTCCTGAAGTTCCAAGAGTTAACGTTGTGCCTGATTGTGGGTCTATTTGATCGACTTCAATTTTACTCATTATACGACTACTACCGTTCCTGTTATTGTTTGTGTTCCTGTTACTGTAACTGGTCCTGCTAAAACTCCAGAGTCTATTGTTTGATTAAGACTTAAAGTTGAAGCATGAGTTACAACATAAGGTGTTGCATCCATTACTGGAGAAATAGTTTTTTTAGCTGGCAATGTACAGAATACAGTTTTACTGCCTGCACCAAAGTTTACTAACGCATCAGAATTAGAAGATGAAATGACTGACTGTCTTGAAAGCGTATCTGTTCCTGCATCCGTTACAGTTCCAGTACCAACTTCAAAGTCAGCTGTACCATCATGTACGATTGCATAATAAGTTTGCACACCATCTCCGATACCGGCAACGAATGTTTCAAAACCAGTTTCAGTTCCAGTTAAGTCAATCGTTCCTGTGCCAGTAGTTGTCGTGGTTTGCTTAACCCTATCGTTAATTACAAATGCCGTCATTTACTACTCCAAAAAATCTTATGCGTTGCCGAGTCTTATAATTGCATTAGAAGAATCTGCAGCTGGAAACTGAATAACGAAATCACCGTTAGTTGCAGTTTTTGATCCGCCGAAGTCTAAAACTAATACAGCATTATTAGATCCGCCACTCTTATAAATCAGTGCTCCTACTGCTGTTAAAGTTACAGAACTAAAAGTTAAGTCTGCAAAGTCAACGAATGCAATATTACTTGAGATTGCTACACCATTATTAGTTAAAGCATTTCCACCTGCAGTATAGTTTGTACCAGATGAAGAAACTTCATTAGTAGTAGTATATGCTGTAGTAGAAGTACTGAAACCACCTAAAGATGTATACAAAGCAAGTTTAAAAGAGGTTCCACTATTTCCTGATGTGTCAAAACTAAACACGGATTTTAGTAGATCTGTTTTAAAAGAGTCAGGTACTATGTTTGCCATTTAATTGTCTCCTTAATTTATTTATGGTGATGGTGATTTTAAAGGAGTTCGAATAGCACCATCTTCCCATTCGTCTCGGCGTCTACGACCTTGTTGTTCGATCGCATACGATTGTAAAGCTTTTTCATATGCTTGAGTGTAGTATTGTAACATATCTACAGGACCTTTCAAGTATCCATATGCTTCTACCAGACATCCATACAAAAGTAAATCTTGATATTTATTAGATGTGTAAGTACCATTTGTACTTGGTGGAGTCGCTCCAGTTGTTGTTGTAATACTTTCTGGTTGTTTTGTATAGGCTAAAGTAATTAAATTCGTACTATTAGGTGTAGGAGCTACTACCCAAAAATTAGCATCCCAATTAGCATAGTATTTTGGAGTACCCGAAGCTGTTCCTGGAGTATTATAATACTCAGCCATAAAACTTGTATCTCTTTTTTCTAAAAAAGTTTGTTTACTATTAGAATCTGTTAATTGAACATATCTAATAAATCTTAAATCAGAAGGTATAGTAACATATCTACTTCCAGCTGCTAAATTAGATGTTGCATAAAATCTATTATCATCAGAATCTGCTTCCCTGTAAATTCTATTTTCTGCATTTTTAATTATAGTATCTAAAATAGTATTTGATAATACAGAGTCATCTACTTCTGTATAGTTTCTAATATCAGTTTGTAAATTTGCTAAAGTGTAAGCCATTATGGTGTTAGAGTAACTGGTCCTGCAGTTACAAACATTCCTCCTGAATTTTCTGTTACAGTTGCATTGCTTCCACAATCAAAGCTATAACTATTTGTATCTATTACTGTTATACTAAATCCTGAACTATTTTCAAATAAAGAATACACCAGGCCTCCAGGGCTTCCATTTACATTTCTAAATACAACAGTATCACTTGATGATCTTCCATGAGCAGGTTCTGTAACAGTTACAGTACTTGATCCTGAAGTTAAACTTAATGGATTACCAGGTAATAAATTTTCTGTTGCAGGTTCAGTTCTATCTGGTCTTGCATTTGATAATCCTTGAGGATCACCTGTAAATCTTGTTGGTTGAATCTGTGGTTGTTTAGATTCAAATTCTGAATTGTGTACAAAACTTCCATCCCATTCAGTTACCATTTCATTGTAAGGAAATGCCATACCTGATCTATCGGATATTGCTTGTGCATATTTTCCTCTAGATAGTTTTGCCATTATACGCTCGGATAATAAGTTTTAGGTGTTATAAAAGAACTAGATGAAGAACCATCTTCTTGTAAAGCTCTTTGTAATTCATCTTCATATAACATTTTTAACATTTGAATTTTATCCGGTGCATTTTTAACAGCTAAATAATATGCAAGTCCGGCTACCATACAAGGTACAAATCTATAAGGAACATCTGCATCATTACTATAGTCTCCGGCATCTTGAATTCTTTTTACATAATAATAATTAAAAAATTCTCCAGCTTGGTCACTTCCTGGAGTTAAATATAAAGTTACTGTAATTTTATCTATAAATCTTTGTACAAAATATTGTGTAGGTTGACCTGTAGAAGTTTTGTTAGATAAAGCTTGATAAGTTGATCTATTTATTTTTGTAAGAGGTGTATCAATACTATCTGAATTTCTGTAACTAGCTTCTAAAATATCATCTACACCATAAACAGCAGTTGCACTAGATGTACCGTCAGCTGTTGATCTAAACATGGTATAAACAGATTGACCATTTACTAATGTAATTGAATTATTTGCAACTTCCCAATAATGCAAACCTCTATTAGACCATTCTTGAAACATTATATTTAAAGAACGTCTTGCGCCTTTTAATTGATATCCTGAAACACCTTGTATTCCAATTCTTTCATAAGCTTCCTCTACAATATCTGCAATAGAAAAACCTTTTTCAAAAATTGTAGTTCCAGAGGTAGTGTTAGCCATTTAACCTCCTAGCCAGTATAGCCGATAGTAACTGAAGTTGTATTAGTTAAATCTAAATATATTCCAGTTGTACAACGAATCCCGCTTCCTGGAACATAAATATCTAAACCTTCTTCTCCAAAATTTGCTTCGTAAACTAAAGTTCCTGTTGCGTCTGTTCCATCGTAAAGTTTGATATTACTATTAGCAACGCCTTCACCTTGAATGTAAGTTATTCTAGCTGGTCCAATAAATGAACCTGTTGCGTTTGTAGCTCTACCAAATCTTCCATCTGAAGTTCTTGCAGAAAACTGTTGGTCTGATGATGCCATAATTGTTTCTCCTTAAAATTAATATGTGGGGCCTAAGCCCCACAATAATTATTTATTATGCTTCTTTAGCAAATACACCTTGTACATCAACAATCGTCCAATGAGTTGTTGAGTTTAAAGATGCACATACTACAAAGTCACCAACTTTTGATGTAGTTTTTGTATTAATAAGATCTTTATCATCTGTTAAAGATCCAGCATACAAAATACCATCATTAGCATTTGGGCTAATAGTTAAAGTGTTAGCTCCATCAGTTCCTGTATTTACAAAAGTAAATACTCTTCCGATAGAAATTGCAGGTAAAGTAAATACAACACCATCAGTAGATGATGTAAAAGTTTTACCAGAATCTGCGTTTGTAACTGTGTAGTTAGCCGCTTTGTTTTCTAGATTAAATCCAGTTAAACCTGCTTCGTTAAATTTACCTTGCAGTACTGGTCCTCTAAATAGTGTTTTAGCCATGATTATTCTCCTAGTTGTATCCCACATGGTCTCTAGGCCGTCGACTATACTGCGTCCATGCAGAATATTAATTTATGTATAGTGACAAAAGTATATACTAGTTTTTAGTAGAGTGCAAGAGAGCCTGTAGTGTGGAGTGGATTTATTCCAACGATGTAGCTTTTGATTAAGTAGCTACTGAAACTTCTGGAGCAGAACCTTCTATTGTGTTCTGTCTATGGGCAATTGCTGCTTCTTCCAGCTTAATGTCAGTGATGATTTGTTTTACTTTG